CTCTAGCCAATCGGGATTGTTGTTGGCGGTCGTAGATGCTGATTTCCAGGAACGTGGTAAGGACTTTGTTTCCCAATTCTTATATTTTTCAACAAAATATGGAGCGTTTGGAGCCTTTGGTTTAGGAACGCGGGGAGATTTCTTGGAAGGAGGCATGTTCTACTATAGTTTATTTTTTAAAAATTGGATTAACGCAACTTCCATCATTGTACACTGTACAATTATTGAAGTAAAATTGTGAGCCATGATGTATATACGTGCGCACACATATACACAACTTGGTGTTTAGTTGGAGTAGGCAAGACCTCCCATACCGGACATGATACGTAAGACGTTGTAGTTGACGGCGTATACGCGGACCTGGGCAGAGAGAACAGAGCCGACTGTGTTGTTGGAGAGTGTGAGTAAGAGTGTGGCGTTATCAATACGGGAGAAGTTGCATGTGCCGCTTGGCTGGTGCTCCTCAGGCTTGAGGGCAAAGGAGTATACGTTGATACCGACGGCAGGGATGTTGGTGTGGTGTTGGTAAGGTTGTACCAAGTTGAAGTAGCGACCCTCACGTTCAGTGAAGCGGTCGTGTCCGTTGAGCTGGATCTTGGCTGTGACTACAGGGTTGTAGCCGGCCATGCCCTCAACACGTGTGACGGAGTAACCAGACTCTAAGACAGAGCGATCCCACCAGTCAGAGTAGTTGAATGGCTGCTGTCCCTTCCATGGGTTGACTGTAGCGTCATCGCAGCTGACGAAAGAGTCACGCTGGACAACCCATACAAGCTCCTTTGTGGGGTGGTTGAAGTTGAGCTTGATCTTGTTGGCGGAGGATGTTACTGATTCTCCGCCTGTGAACTGGAGCTGCTCGATGAGGTACTCGTGGGAGACCTGGGCGAAGCGGCGACGCTCATCTGTGTCGAGGTAGATGTAGTCGACGTAGAGAGAGGCGGAGACAAGGCCGGCCTGGGCTACACGGTCACGGATGGCGTGTGTGTAAGAAGAACCAGCGGCGTTGGAGAAATCCCAGCAGAGGTTCTGGAGCTCCTCGAATTCGAGCCATACCTTGACCTCGTGGTATTGGAGGGCAATTAATGGGAGAGCTAAGCCTGGGTTACGGTTGAACCAGAACTGGAATGGGATGTAGAGTGTGTACTCAGGGGCGCACTTGGTGACCTCGGCAGAAGCATTTGGCTCTGTGTTGGAGACGCAAGCGGCATCGCAGTCCTCACCACCCTGGACTAAGAGATTGACAAGGGCAGGTACGTTACCTACCATGTCGGCATAACCGGCCTGTTTGCCGGCTTCCTGGGTGAGCTCGTTCCAGATCTGGAGCCAGTCACCGTAATGCTTATCAATCTGTTGACCACCGATTTCAATGTAAACATTGTTGATGAGGTTGTGGCCGACCCAGTTGAGCCAGCGGAACTGAGCACCAGAACCGTCAGAGCTCTGGAGACGAACCTGAGGGAGTGTGGCCTGGAGGTATACACGGTGGATTAAATCACCGTTGCGGCTGATTGTGCACTGTACCTTCTTTCCGAAGTTGGCAGAGCCGTTGAATGTCTGCTCAATAGACTCCATGGCGAAGTTTGTGTGGCGACGGTAGACGACCTTAAAGAAGGTAATCTGAGGGTTGCCAGTTAAGTAAATATCCTGTGCACCGTATGCGACGAGCTGCATTAAACCACCGGAGCCCATTGTTGTTTATACCTCCTGCCGAGAAAATAATTTTCGGAAACTCCGGGAATTAAATCTTGCGTCCGCAGTAAACAAAACACGTTTTCTACCATCTAAACAATCATTTTACAGTGGATTATTATCAGAATACACATGACAGATAATGTCTTATCATTAGATTGTCTATTAAAACCTCTTCCTATAGATGAAGGCACACAAAATAAAGTTCAGAAAACACCTGATACAGCAAAAACGTTAGAATCCTATCACAATCAACAAATTCATAAATTGCGTGAAGAAAAATCTCATCTTTCAAATCTAAAAAAAGAACTTTCTGATAAAAAAGCACGCATGGCTATAGTAGAAAAAGAGTTTAATGGACCAAGTCTTATCGTTAATGCCAGCGATATAGCCATTTTGACCAGCCGTCAAAAACTTGAAAATGATATACGAGCATTAGAAGAACAAATACAAAGTATACAAGATGGTACAAATGAATCTGATTATTTCTTACGTGTTGGTGATATTTTATTCTCATATTCAGACGCTCAAGGACGTATTGCTACTGGAGAAAAACCTGTAGATGATTTATCATCAAAAAAGGGACGTACTCCAACGAACAGTGTATACAGTTACTTTTCATCCGAGCCTGCTACTGAAAAAGCTTCTACTGTAGTCAATGAATCACCAAAAGATATTAAATTAGCGTCTCACATTCAAAATGATATTGGTTTTAAACGTGATAAGGCATTAGAATCATACTTAAGTGCCTTGAATCCAGATAGTCTTCAACATGAAAATACATTAGCGTCCAGTATTACTGAAGATTATGGAACATGTCCAATTTGTGATACAGAAATGTTTTTTAATGAAACCTTTTTGGATTGTCCAGGTTGCGGCTACCGCGATTGTATATTAATTGATTCTGAAAAACCATCTTATAAGGATCCGCCACGTGAAATGTCATATTATGCCTATAAGAAAATTAACCATTTGAACGAATGGTTAGCACAATTTCAAGCAAAGGAGACAACAGAAATTTCAACTGCAGTATTAGACCAGATTCGTACTGAATTGCGTAAAGAACGTATTACAGATATGAGTAAACTAAAACCTTCAAAACTCAAAGAAGTCATTAAAAAATTAAAATTAAATCGTTGTTACGACCATGTGGCTCATATATTAAATCGTTTGAATGGTATATCAGCACCAGTTTTATCACGTGAAATCGAAGAAAAGTTACGTTTTATGTTTAAGGAAATTCAGTTTAGTTTTGTAAAACACTGTCCTAAAAAACGTAGTAATTTCTTATCGTATTCATTTGTATTATATAAATTTTGTGAATTATTAGAATTAGATGCTTATTTACCCTGTTTTCCATTGTTAAAAAGTCGTGAAAAGTTATATATGCAAGATAAGATTTGGCAAAAAATCTGCGAAGATATGGGCTGGGAATTTATACGAACTGTATAAATGGTCTAAACAAATATATATGATAAATGAAAAATGACTATACACCTTGGATTTGATATGGGTATTCGTAATTTAGCATATTGTCTTATACAACACGATATTAGTGGTGTACGAAAAGTTTTAGCATGGGATAATATTGATTTATTAGAGGGAGGTATATCATCACAAGACTCAAAATCATGTTATGGATGTGGAGTAAAAGCAATATGGTGCGATGAATCGAACAAATGGTGTAATGCGTGTGCCTCAGGTGTACGACGTAAGAAATCGGTTTTACATAAACCTAGTTTACCATTATTAACATGTGCTACAAATGTAAAAGAATTACGTCCCTTAGCCATTTCACGTGGATGGGAGCACGCACGAACGGCAAAAAAGACCGATTTGCTTGATTGGGCAAAAGGTCATTATTTGATGCCATGGACACCTGTTAAGGCTAAAGATACAAGTCTTGAAACTATTTTTCATGCTATGAATACATGGTTAAATTCTGTACTTCCAACATTTAAGACTGCAACGTTGATTCGTCTGGAAAATCAACCTGTTATGAAAGGACCTACAATGAAATCTGTTCAAATTATGCTTTATACATTATTAAATTATCGGTTACGACATGAATATGGTTGGAATGGGCGTATTGAATTTGTCCATGCTGGCACAAAGTCCAAGAACAATGCGATAAATGTAGATGTAAGCGGTGTTAGTGAATCTGAAGCCTATCGCAATCGCAAAAAGACAGCAGAAACCGATGTCATCGAATTGCTTACCAAGGCAGAACATACAACATGGCTGACTTTTTTCAATAGTCGAACGAAAAAAAGCGACTTGGCTGACTCTTTTTTAATGGCGTATAGACTGTAATAACTACACACAAAAAATTGAATTTTACATATTTATATATTGTACAACGTAACTTATACACTTTATTATTAAATATGGAGTGTATACGTGTACGCAATATTCTTTCCCATATGGATACACCAAGCCGAGCGGCACTTAAAAAGCTTCTTCCAAAAAAGCTTTTGATGCCAGAAGCTATGACTGCGAAGTATCCATCAGCAATTCTTTCTATCTTTCCTAAAGAGGAGTGTTACTCTTTATTAGGATTTGTAAGCGAAGAGCTACTACGTTTATCTGTAGAAAATATTAATTTGGCTTCACTTCATACAGCCATTCAAAAGTATTATCCTGCTTATACATCAGTACATAATGCTAAAGTCAGTAGGTCAAAGACAACACAACCCTTCCTAGATATAATTAAGGCTACACGAGTGAAACTTGATAGAGTTGTAAAGGGGACACTTATATTTGATACTGTTGTTCGTCATGAAGCTGTAATGGGACATCCAGATGCTCAGACTGAGACTCAACTCTTTGAAGTCAAGATGACGGGTATGCTTAAGAAGAACTGGGTAGACTTTCTATTTCAACTCTTTGCTTATGCTGCTCTTCATGATGCTGCTACAGAAGTACATCTAGTTCTACCACTACAACAAACCATTTGGAGTTATGTAGTAAAGGATTGGTCACAACGTACTGCTTACCGTGATTTCCTAAATCGTCTAAGCACAGCACGCCAAGATGCTACAGTTATTGCATCACCAATTCCTGGTCAACTCTTACAGATTACACATAATATTGGTAATCATGTTCATAAGCAAAAAACTATGACAGCAACTATTCAATCCTTAACATTATCTGTTGAAAAACCCTTTCAATGCTTTCTAAGTGGCACACAAAATACGCGTGTAAACATTCGTGATGAAGAATTAGTAGCAGCAGCAGCTGTACAGCAAGCAAGTGGCGTACGTCTTTATGTCCACAGTCCCTATATTATTAATCTTTGTAATGAACCTGGAACCAAGGAAGATTATGGTGTTACCTGTCTTTCTAAGAATCTTCAATATGCGAATACTATGGGTCTAAAAGGTGTTGTTGTTCATGTCGGTAAGTCTACGCATCTTGACATGACAATAGCACTTAATTATATGCGAACCAATCTTCTTTTATCACTAGAATCTGCAACGGTCGAATGCCCTATTCTATTAGAAACTCCTGCTGGCCAAGGAACTGAGACACTTACAACCTATAAATCATTTGTTGAATTTGTTCGCTCCTTTAATTCACCTAAGCTACGGATATGCGTTGATACATGTCATGTCTATGCCTCAGGTCATAATCCGCTAGACTATATTCAAAAACTAACTGTTAGTGATCCAGGTCTTTTGAAACTTGTACATTTTAATGACTCATCTACATCTTGTGGTTCATGTTTGGACCGCCATGCTTATATTGGTACTGGAAAAATCGGTTTTGAAACAATGAAGACAATTGCTGATTATTGTAAGGAACATAAGATTCCTATGCTTGTTGAATAAATAAAAAACTTTAAAAATTATTTTTTAGTCTTGGATTCAACGTTTACCTTTTTTGAATGGGCAGAATGTAGTGCTTCATACTGCCGCACATGTTTGGAGGAAGGGCGGCCAGCCTTGTCCTTGGCCTTATCTGACTTTTTGCGACGCTCATAGGAAAAGTCCATTTTAATGAAAGGAAAGAAATTAATATTTGTGAAATCACAATCTATATAATTTTAGATTATAATTTCAATTTTTCATTGTGCGGTATGTAATCTAAAACGGTATGACATTTGTTAAAAGATAGATGTCAGGCCCAACCATTCGTATTCATGAGGGCGGCGGTTATCCCGAGGTCACAACTATTCAGGATACAGGGTCTTCTTTTGAAATAGGAAATCTAAATGATTTTGACTTAGGACTTTTGGGAAATCAGCGTAAAATGGCTAGCACACCTCCCCGAGGACCATCTCCGGCTCCTAGCGGCGGACTAAATGATGTATCCGATGGTATTGAATTTGTAAATCTAGATGATACAAACGTAACATACAATGTAAAACCTATGGGAAATGGCGACTCTATTCGTATTCTTCGTGATGAAGCTCCTATACCATTACGAGCACCTGAACCTACCCTTGTACTTAATACTGGTACAGTTTCTCAGACTTCACCACCAGTTATGACATCAAATGTTACAATTGATACTACTACAATGAATCCTACTACAAATAATGCACCTGCTCCTGCTAAAACTTGGTTTTCTAGTTTTACCGGCGGTGCTAATAATACAGCTACAGCTACACCCACACCTTCTGGTGGATTTTCATCATGGTTTGGTGGTGCTAAAACAGCCGAACCTGAGGTTGCTACATTACCAGCTCAAACCTATATGTCTCCTGAAGTGGAAGCTACCAAAAAGATGGAAGGTCTAACATTGTTGGAACGTATGGATCGCAAAGGCATTGGTGGCAATAAGATGACAGTTGCTAATTCATTAGACGAGATTAATGCCGAATTAGCTCGTCGCAAAGATTCCAAGGGTCTTGAGGCTAGTATGAGATTCCAACGTTCTATGCTTACAACTGTTACAAGTGGTATGGAATTTTTAAATAGTCGTTATGATCCAATTGGTGTAAATCTTGATGGATGGTCTGAACAAATCAATGAAAATATAGAGGACTATGATGAAATTTTTGAAGAACTATACGATAAATATAAAGATAAGAGCAAGGTAGCTCCTGAAGTTCGTCTTATTATGTCATTAGGTTTATCTGCTGCTATGTGTCATGTAACAAATACTATGTTCAAATCACGTATGCCTGGTATGGATGATATATTACGTAAGAATCCTGAATTAGCACGACAAATGGCGAAAGCAGCGGCTGAACAAGCGGTTGGTCCAGGCTTTGCGAACTTTATGGGTCTAGGAATGCCA